GATGCGCGGTTCAAAATACCCGATTTTGCTGGTCCGGGTAAAGTCATGTATACGAAACGCAAGAAAGCATCCATTGAACGGTGTCAGCAATTCATATGGAACAATACAGTTAATGCACACTGGATTCCTATATTCAATGCATCTAAAAAGAAAGATGATCTTGCCGATACGGTCATGCAAGCCATTAGTTTCACGAAACGCATTGAACCTGTACAAAGCGTTTCGAAAAAGAATAAAAAACTCGTTCCTAGAAAACCTAACGAGAACCAGAAACGAACACGGTACTCTAAATCAAATTTAGCATACATTTATAAGAATAAAACAGATGCCGAAGTTCTCGAAAATAATAAACGGTTCATGAAAGATCTTAAACGGTACTATAAAAGTATAGACGATTTAGTTAAAGAACTGGCATAATTTTTTTATAAAGAAACAGTAGAAACTATGTCTGGTTCGGGTTCTGTAACAAGACTCTTAGCACTGGGTGCTCAAGACGTAGACATAACAGGAAATCCACAACTTAGCTTTTTTAACTCTATACATAAAAGACATACCAACTTTTCCGTTTTCCAGGAACAACAAACGATCACGGGTAACCCAGTCGCGAGTGGTACATCAACGATAAATATACGAAGATCGGGCGATTTATTAAATTATTGTTTCTTAACAGTAAGTCAAAATGAAACGTCTCAACTCATAAGCGATTGGTCTACAGTTATAGATAAAGCCGAATTATATATAGGAGACCAGCGCATAGACACACAAACATGTGAATTTTCAGAAGAAATAGCTATAGATTTATTAGCATCAAACTTTGCTAAGTCTTACCAAGCAAGTCTCCATGGCGGTCTCGGAAGTCAATCGTACTTTTACCCGTTTAGGTTCTTTTTTTGTGAGAATTGGGCATATAGTTTACCTTTAATTGCTTTACAATATAGCGATGTTCGAATAAAAATAACATGGAGTTCGAGTTTAAACGCGAGCTATAGACCCAAATTTTTCGCGGCATATGTCACTTTAGATAACGATGAACGTATACGCGTGGCAAGTCCGGAAGAAAAGAAAATGCTCATCTACCAAGTACAAAAAACAGAGCCATCAAACGAAAAGATTCAAAGTTTATTTTTTAACCATCCAGTAAAGTACATAGCCTCGAGTAACGCCTCTGCAACGAGTAATCTTGTATCGGTAACAAATAAAGTTAGACTCGAGGTAAACGGTAACGATATAACGAGTGATGAGTTATCAGTACCTTTCTATACAGCCATACCTTCGTATTATCATACAGATTATGCATCGGCAAACGCCGAAAATATGTTCTTATACCCGTTTTGTATAAACACGTGTAAATACCAAATGACAGGAACTCTAAATTTTTCGAGAATAGATAGTTTTAGAATACATTGTACAAATCCCGTGAATCGTGCAATATATGCGGTAAACTATAACTTTTTAAAAATCAAGAACGGGATTGCTGGTCTAGTTTATTCAGACTAGGACACACCTTGATGTGTTTGGGCATCATCGTTTTCGTATACTCCACACCACAATGTGGGCAAGGAATCCACTCGGGTTTACTGCATTCCTTGCATGCATTATCTGAACAAAACTTCATGTGTATTTTTTCAGTGAGGGAATTCATTACTCTTTAGTTACTTACCAGAAAATGTTCTGTTGCATCGTATGATACGTCATTTCTGAAACGCGCTTCCTGATTTGCTACAGTAGGTCCCTTCGCCAAAATACCAGTAAAGTAATAAATTTTCGTTGCTTGAGCTGACTTTTGAATAGTCGACGAGTCACTCCCACCAAATGAACGCTTTGTAAAAGCAGTCGTAGAAGATGATATTGCGTACCCACTTCCCGTGAACTCTATCGGACCATCGCGAGGTGTTTCGGAACCGAGGTTATCAAATAAATATAAATAATCTGGTGTATCATCTCCCGCTGATATTGTTATCTCATCACTTGAATATGTTACATTAGAACTGTATATATTTGCTTGCGCTGCCGCCAAACTAATGTGATATACAGAACTTGTTGATAATCGTAATTCTTTTCCAGTTACAGCTGATGTATCTATTTCGTATGTGTAACCTCTCTCAAATGATGTAGAGACACCTAAGTTTGGTGAAGCATACGTACCTTGTGTGCGCATAAGATCAGTGCCCATGCGATAGTATATTGAAAGAATGGTCAGGGTCTTAGCCGTTGGAGTTGTTGTTGTTATATGGTCCGCCGTCGCGCCGGGTAAACGTAATGGATTTCCAATCTTGTATGTGGTAAGCCATGATTGAGGATTCTTAATCATACTGAGAACTTCCGCATTTGTTGGAAGAGCTACACCCGTTCTAAGAGTTGTTAAGGTTATATGGGAAATTCTCCCATTCCAGTATCGTGTCGCGCTAGGTGTTTTACCAACTTCAATGTTTGCTGCGCGCATAGGGCCTACAGTCCCTGTAACAACCACATTACTTGTTGGAACTTGTGTCAATGTGTCCGTATAATAATCATACGTGAACATACGGAATCCCTGAGAACCATTATAGTCCACATATAATCCCGTGTAATAGTGATTATATTTTATATTACCCGTCGTAATTTCGACACTATTTCCATACTTAAACTTAGCATAGAAATCACCTTTGTCTTTGTCTTCGTGTGTAGAGATGGTAATATTACCATCCGCACCACCTTGTGCACTCAAAAGAACGATACCCGAATCATAGTCCCATCCCGCTTGTCTTCTTGCACACATCACTGCGGTAGAAAGAGCCCATGGTTCACCATCTGAAACGGTGAAACCACTCGTTGGTGTTGTAGTGTTTGTGGAAGCTTTATATAAAGGGAAATTTGTGGTAGTAGATGTATTTGCCGTGTAATATCCAGTACTCGAAGCTTGCCATCTCATAGTCGCCTCAACATTACTATCTGTGAAATTAGTGTATTCGGGTGTAAATGAAAGACTCTGAGGATCGCGGTTATTGTATATACCATCTGAATCATGATCTCTTCCTTCATCGTACACAATACTATCTACCGTAATCTTACCATGGTTCGTGCCATCAGTGTAAAACACGCTGTTATATAACCATTGTTCCACATTCGAATTCGTTGGGGCCACAGCGATAACACCAGATGTTACACCCGAAGTGAGAGGACCCCATTCCATAGTACCCACAGACGTATTTGAATAAACATTTATGGTAGCTCCACCTGTTAAAATATTAAGTACGATAACATCCTCGGGTTCCATTTTCAATTCTGGATTTGTTCCCGAAAGGGAAGAGTTTGTGTAAACATTCGTGTACACATCCGTATTCGCCGTAAGAGAGAGACCAGTACCTACATCAAAGGCCCATGTTTTAGGAACGGTAGGTGGGGTAGATGTTTCAACATTACTCATGTTGATGGGCAAACCAATATCCTTTAATAATCCCGCTGTCAAGCCAGTTATATAGTCACCGCCCGTAGGAGTGACAACTTCATCCCAAATCCCTAGATACGTTTTTCCATTGATAGTGCGTTCAACGGCGCGACCACCATCTGTATTATCATCCCAGTGAGCCAAGTCGCCAACTTTAAATGGTACACCTTCTACATCCGAGCTGATAGCACTTCCAAAATGCGTTTTGTACCACGCAAGTGCATTCGAACCCGTCCAAAGATAGTTTTCACTCCCAGAAGATCCGGGATCCGTTTGGTGTTGAATCGAAAGTCCCGTGTTACCATTAAAGTTCCTACCTATGATAGAAGTAGATGAACCAACGCCTATGGCATGTAGACCTTCATGAACAGTTACCATATCTGTAAAATTTTTGGCGACACCTGGATCATCATATAAACCATCGTTTCCAGCTACAGTTACACGACCGGCTGTTTTCCAAGTAATTTCGCCACTTCCAGTCCACCCGTTATACACACCATCCGAATAATCACTTGATGTAGGGCCACCGGTCGCTGTAGAACCTAACGCTGCATTATTTGCCATATTCATTGTAGTATCGAAATGTAAATTAGACGCTAAAGCTGCGGGTCGTCTCCCCGTGAACAAGTTTTCTATGCGTGCAAATGCGTTATCTATATTGTCTCTATCAATCTTAGCCGGAAATATCTGACCGGGATCTAACCAGCGAATCTTATACCTTGTGGGTAAAGCCCTATCCGTGGGATACGCGATAGTTAATGCACCATTAGTTTCGTTACTGTACCAATACATAGTATCTAGACACGTTTCTGGAACTGTCCATGTGGTATGGGTACTGGGTGAATATGTAACCCCTATATTCCATTTTACAATGTTTGAGACTGGTGAAGTTGTCTGCGTCGTAAATGAAATACCCGCGCTAGTAAATGAAGATACACCACTGTAAACAAATTTATATGTATTACCCCTATATAGAGTTGTCGTATCCAAATATGGTGAAGTACTTGTGAATGTTAACACAATCGGATTCTCAGGTGTACCGAGAGTTGACCCTCCAGAAACCGCTTCAACAACGAGGTACCTTTTTACTGTATGAGAATACCCATATTCATCTGTTGCCGTATACGTAACGTAGTATGTACCAGGTGTATTTAAATCCACATTCGAGTCGTCTATGGTAATATCACCTTGTTTTTCAGATGATGTCGCACCAGGTTCTGTATACGTACCATTTTGTTCTATGTTCATTGTCGAAGAACCGGTTAAGTTTATTTGAGGCCCAGCGTGTAATCTTTTAAGATACCTTTCTGGTGTATTGAAATCTCTCGCTATTATGTTCGTAAGTGAATCGAGATTCCTATGATTATTACCGTCATCCTCAAGTAAATTTACAACCGTATCAGCGTTTTTAGTTTTTTCTTCGTATCGATATATAGGTTTTTTCGTGATTACGGAGAGTAATCCATTATGCGAATGATTTGTCCGCCCCATAAAGTTTATCTAATTTCAGGTAAGATTTTTATCGGCTGTATAATAGGACGATTTAGTTAAAGAATTAGTATAAATATAGTACTATAATGAGAGCACAGCTATTAAAAGCATTAATCAAACACGCGGAAGGTATGATTGAAAAACACCGTGCAAATGTAGAAGTATATTTAACAAACCCCGCCGGTATAGGAGAACACTCCAATATCATTGAAGCTATTGAAATCGAACTCGACGCTATATCTAAATACCACGACCAAAAAGAGGTCATTGAAAGATATTTTTCTTAAAATTAATATAACTCATCTTCTTGATTCGTTTTAATAACACAATCCGAAAGTGGATACGAGACGCATAACATCGCGAATCCATTTTCAATCTGTTCATCGTCCAAGAAAGATTGATCTTCTTGATCTATTTTACCTTCGATAACCTTACCTGCACACGCCGAACACGACCCCGCTCTACATGAATACGGTAAATCAATACCTTGATTTTCAACTGCATCCAATATAAATTCGTCATCGTCACATTTTATAACCTTTTCACCATCGGGTGTATCGAGCGTAACCTTGAAACTTTGGGCACACGTTTTAACAGAAATAACCCGTTTCAGGGTATAAACACTAACCGGAATTGGTCGAACAGAAAACATTTTATATTTTTAAAATACCACCGTATCTTTAAATAATCTAAATTGTTTTCGACCAAAAAGAGGTCATAGAGAGATACTTTTCTTAACGTAAATTCTTATCAGCCGTATAATACGTTTTTCCCTTAACAACAAAACTGTGTACGCGCGCGTATGCCCATGCTTGTGGACTCGCACCTGGACGGTGTCCCGTTCGCCATGCGGCTAAACCACGTTCGTACACTGTTTTTAAAGTTTTTAAAGGTATACCTGTCACTTTAGATATATCTTTGAGTTTCGTTATACCTGGATACTTCTTACGAAACTTTAATGTATAACTCGACGTTCTCGTTTCAACCTTTTTATCAGTTTTAAAAGGTGTATAGTCTTTTTTTAACATCTTTTTATATCTCGTTTCGACATTTTTAAGCGAACTCAACCCCCTGAAATATTTGAGTGGTGCATATATTTTACCCTCACTCTTACGAAGTTGGGTAATTTTTTTACGAATATCCTCATCAGTTAACATCTTAAAGATTTTATTCGTACTTATACTAAATGGAGAAAAAAGTACTTGATCAT